CTGGATTCCACCACACCCACACAACGAAAACAAAGATCTTTATGATCCGAGCAGAACCCCACTTCTTCCAGAACCTTCCAACAACGCTCGCATTTGGTTCCTGTTGCTTGTGTTACTGATACGTCCTTAGACACAACATCACTTGCGTCTAGGACTGATGTGGGAGGTTGTGTTGGACCAGATACCGTGGGCTTATATCCGCCTTTTTCAATAATCAATTTTTTATTCATTGTTATCTCCATAATATATTCTGAAATCTATTTTTGCCTCAGCCATCATTTCCCGACTACGTCGGAATGATTCCTGCCAGATCGTCACCATCAATCGTCATATCCATATTCCAACTCGTCGCACTTGCCCCGAAGACGCTCGATTTCTTTTGCGGCATCTACGAGTACTGCGTAGACTTCCGCATCAGATGCATCTCTTGCACGAGCCGACACTGTAATCCGAGCGTCTTCGATTCGATCAATAATATCAATCATAACAAATCTTTCAATTATAAAGCGGCGACTAGACCTTTTTCTTCAAGCTTCTCGCGCGCGATGATGTAGGATTTCACTAGGTCAGAACGAACGATGTCTTCCCTCGTAAACTCTATTATACTAAAGTCTCGCATTTCGTCAAGCACTTTGAAGAAGTCTCTGAAACCAGATTCTTCTCTTTTTCCACTGAAGTCATTCTGCTTGATATCACCAGCAAAAACCACTCTACAGTTTTTACCGATTCTTGTGAAGACAGAATGCAGTTCGTTAGCTGTCATGTTCTGAAACTCATCAACGATAATGATACAATCACTGAGCGTGATACCACGAACGAAAGAAGTCGTCATAAATTCAACAACGTTTTTGTTTTTGAGATATTCGTATGAATCACCTCTACCGAAAAGTTCCGCAAAGATTGCGTAGTAGGGTGCCTCGTAGACTTTGGATTTTTCTTTATTTGAGCCAGGTAGAAAGCCCATGTCTCTGGTAGGAACAACGCTACGGATGATTACCATCTTTTCGTGCGTTTTACGTTCCATTATGTCCTGCATACCAAGGTAGATTGATAAAAACGACTTACCAGTGCCAGCTGTCCCGATTAGCGCGAGATGTTTATTGTCATCATAATAATCAAATGTGCGTCGTTGGTTATCTGTTAGAGGGCTGATTTTGCGAAGATTGAAGTTAAACTTCTCTTGCACAACCTCCGAATTTTGATCCTTTGTTCTTTTTTCTTTTCTTGACAAACGCTTTTTAGTTTGATTGTTTGATACTGGCATTTATTCTCTCAAAAAGTGTTGACTGTGCTCCTCGTTAGACCACGACTGTGCGCTTTCTTGATTTCTTTGAGGCGGTCTCGAAACCCGTTATCGGGTTTACGAAGTCCAAGGCGAATTGAGTCACCGAGGGCAGGAGCAGAAGTCAGTTGTTGCTGAACTTGTGGATTCTCTCTAAGAAATTCCTCCCTCTCGCTGTTGGACATAATATCAGTCCATTCTTCGCCAGTATTTAGGTTTTTAAAACTGTAAGAGGGCATTAGCCTGATCCTTATCGTCTATAGTCTTCGTATTCATCATCATCCATTCCCATAATCTGATCAACATTCTTAGAGCGAATAAGATTCTTCATCCGTTTTTCTTTACGTTTCTGCTTGGTATCTTGATAGCTGTAACCTTCTTCTTCATCATCATACCAGTCGCGGCGGCTACTGAAATTCTTATTCTTAGACTTACTCATCGTAGTTTGATCATCCTCCTTACAGGATATTAGGAAATGCTTTGGCGACAACTTCTTTTGTCACACCGGGATATGGAATATGCTTTTCTTTGACGGCAAGCAACAGCTTTGCGTCGTCCGGGTCAACCGTCTCGAGTAGCTCAATAAACAATGCTTCTCGGCGAAGCTGCTTGAGATTTGGATTACCACCCTCAATGAACAGATACAACTTACGAGCTTCGGCGTACAGTCTATGTTGTTGATCAACAAGATCATTCGCCTTATACGGAGGAGCTCCTTCCGGTAGTAGCCAAACGATCTTAGGATCATACGCTCCACGAAGCATACTCTCTAAGGCAACGCTGTTGTTTTTACGAAGCCAGTCAATACGCTGGTTTTCGTCTGTGATCTCTGATGCTTTCTTTAGAATTTCAGCAACACTTAGTTTCATACAAAGTCTCCGATATTTTCCATAAGATTCTTAAGTCGATTAGCGATGAAATAATCCATCAGCTTGTTAGGCTTCTTACCTTGCTGCTGATCAAAACTCTCCATGATGCTACAGACAATGTAGTCGGGAATCTTAGTCAGGTCAATCAGCTGCTCATTGCGCTTGTAGTTACGCAGCATCAACTCCGTGCAGAAACGTTCTGGTTCTTGAGTGACCCAGACTTCTAGCTTCTTAGAACTGATGGGCTTCTGACGTTCACCAACAACCAGGCAGTTATCAGGGCTGAGGAAGTTCGGAATTCCGTCGCCAGCGTCACCCTTAATGATATGTTCCTTGAGGAACTGTTCTGGATTGTTGTGGGTGATGAACTTCTTCAGTACAGGATTATACTGACGAACGTTGATGTAACGCTGCAACTGAACAAAGTCTTTGTCACCAGACAGAATAAGGATCTTCTGATAATCACCGAATTCGCGACAAAGTGTGCCGATGATATCATCAGCCTCTGCAGTTTCAACGTCAATAACACGGTAGGGGAAAACGAGCTTGAGTTCCTCACGAATCTTATGCAAGCAATCGAAGATAGCCTTCCAATCAAGCTCAGAAGTCTCTCGGTTCTTCTTGCGATTCGCTTTGTAATAGGGGAACAGTTGTCGGCGCCAATAGTTTTTGTTATCACAAGCGATAACCAACTCGCCGTATTCTTCACCGAACTTAGCCTTGTAAGACCGGATTGAGTTTAGGACCATATGGCGAACCATACCTTCCTCAATTTCCGCATTGGTATGATTACCAAGTTGGACCATAATGTTGCTCAGCATAACCTGAGAAAGATCAAGGATAATCATTTTGTACGAGCCTTAGCTCTTTCCTTCCTTTGGTGTGATCACAATCTTAATCTTGTCGGAAACTTCTAGATTACCATCTTCATCGACTTGATCGAAGAGATTCTCTGCAATGAGCTGCAATGGATGAGGCAAGCCAGAAACCTTACAAAGAAAAGATCTGGCAGCTTCTACAATCAAAGCTCCGTGCTTCATATATTTTTCTTCGTCATCTTCGTCAGGTTGAAATCCTGCAACTGAAAAGCTTTCAAACAATCTAGGAACTACGAGCTCAAGGGTTTCCTGAATGTGAACTTGACGAACCATGTCAAGATTGTCTACGACTTCCTCGATAGTTTGAGGACCTCGAAGGTTCTTCCCAGGAAACACGATGATATTGTTTGCAGCATCCATAAGTTTATTATACCTGATTTTTTATATTAGTCAAGAACTATTTATAATTTTAGATCATTTCCCTGAATCGAATGATCCGTTCTAATCTTTTGAACAAGAGAATGTAAGATCATCATATGAGTGTCTTCTACAACCCCGTAGTTGTTCGCATCAACATGAATCACCACGTCCGCCAGGTGATCCTCTAAAACTTTTCCTCCTTTAAACCCCACGAGAGCGATCGTTTTCGTTCCAATAGAGTTGGCAAATTGTAGCCCACGCGTAATATTCGTAGAATTACCGCTAGAAGAAACTGCTATAGCGAGGGACGGTCTATGGTAAGAGATTTGATTCTGAAAGATATCGAGGTAACTCATATCGTTAGCCAGAGCAGTCAATAGAGGACCATTGCTTGTAAGGCTCGTGCACTTCGGTTTTAGATCAGTATCCGAGCGAACACCTTTGACGAAGTCAGCGCAGAAGTGATCAGCGATAGCGGCAGATCCTCCGTTACCGAAGATTACTACGTTGTCCATATTTCTCAGAAGCAGCCCATATGCTTCATCGATTTTTGTTTGATCTACAGCCATGGCTGCAGCGTAAAGTTTTACAGCGTAATTGGAAAAAGAATTTGATGCAGAAATCATAATGTTACAGCTGTGCTTCCCTGATCTGTAAAGTTGAAATTGAATCTTTTGTATTCGCGCATCGCGAGAGAAACTGATCCTCGACTAGATTCTGGAACGTAGAATAGCATATAGCCGCCACCGCCAGCACCAAGAAGCTTTCCGCCGAGAGCGCCAGCACTCATACCTCTCTGATACATGAAGTCAATATCGGAATTTGAGATTTTGTTTGATAACTTCTTTTTGGTTTTCCAGGCTTCGTCTAACAAAGCTCCGAAGTCATCAATTTTGTTTTTTTCCAGATAACCGAGCGCCTGTTTAGCGAGGTATACCAATCTGGTTGTATTATCGAACGCGTCAACATCGTTACTGATGTTATTGACCTGATCGGCAAGGATGTCTGTTGTGCTTCTACTTATGCCTGTAGAATAGCACATAAGGTTGTCGTTCAGCTTACGGAGAACTGCCGACCCAATATTCAGAGGAGTGACTTCAACTCCGGATGAATCAAACCGGATAACATTGAACCCACCATATGCTGCTGCATACTGATCTTGCTTGCCAATCGGTTCGCCACAGAGATCGATTTCAATCTCACAAGCAGCCTCTGCAAGATCTCTCTTGTTATGAAGTAGAACCTTATGAGCGTACAATGCTTTCAACAACCCTACGGTAAAAGTCGAAGAAGAACCAAGACCTGTACCCTTTGTAGGAACATCCGAGAAACTACAAATCTCGATGTTATTCTTGATGTTGAAATATTTCAAGGCTTCTCTGATACGATTGTGTCTCAGCTGTTCAACCTTGTCAACAACTTCCATCTCTGAATAGACCGCTCTGATGTGATTAGTTTGACATTTGTTCAGAGCAATCTGTATATTCTTATCGATTGTAGTCGAAATGACCATCCCAGGATTTTTAGTGACACATTGATTGTAATACTGGGGAATATCTGATCCCCCTCCGAAGAAACTAACTCGGAGGGGTGTTGTTGATACTATCATATGCTGTATTTGAACATCTTCTTAGGGATGCCTCTAGAACCGACTGGGTGCTGTCCCTTCAGCGTAAGAAGCATGGTTTCCCATTGATGTGCAATCTTATCAATATTGAAACGACTATCGGCGTAAGTCTTCACGTAACGTAGGTAGTTCTGAGTGCTGTCTTCATGAATGATACCGATAGCATGATCCAAAAGCTGATAGAACTTATTGGCGTGAAGGTTGTGATCTTCATCATACTGATAAATCGCTGTTAGATTACCAGAAGTGTCAGTAAGACCGGCAAGATTAGGGTGAATACAAAGAGCTCCAGCACTCATTGCTTCAATAAGAGCTCGGCTGTTACATTCCTGCCAGATAGAAGGATACGCAAAGATGTGAGCTTTCTGTTGAGCTTCTCTAACTACTTCGTTAGGAGCAAACCCGTGATAGACTATATTTGGGTGATTTTTGCATTTTTCGAAGAGGTCTTGGAATTGTTTGTCCGCTTCGCCCCAACCATAGATTTCAAAGCTCGAAAACACGTCAAGGTAAATGTTTGAGTGTTTCTTACAAAGCTCTTCAAACACTGGCACAAGAAGAGCCAGCCCTCTTTGCGGTGTTGATGTATAGATAAGTCGAATCTCTTCATTGGTTTTTTTCTTATAATCGATTGGTACGATTGGAGTGTCAATCACCGCGCACTTATCATTTGGAGGAATCCCCAAAGTGTTCAGGTATTGATTGTATTGCCAGTTACCGCAAAATACCATCTTGTGGAAACGGTCTCGGCTGACAGCATCCCTGAGATGATTAGTTTCTGGATCTTGGGGAAGATCGTGCAACCAATACACTCTAATCTTGTCTTCCTCAATATTTCTAACTCTAGAGCAGATAATCTGAAACTCGTCAGCTAGACCCTCTGGCATACGAGCAGCGATCGCGCGCTTAACCATTTCAGTTCCGCCAAAAGACTTGGCAGAGATTTCATTTTCTTCGAAACTCATTTCGATACTCCCACGCAGATTTGATCATTATGTCTAAGTCATGATGTTTATACTTGTATTGGAACCCAGTTGTTCTGATGAACTTATTTGGATTTGCGACTAGGAACGGCGGATCGCCTACTCTCCTCAAGCCGACTCTGTATTCAACTTTCCTACAAAGGTTGTTGAACATCTCGACAATATCTAGAACAGAGGTTCCTGTTTCGGTTCCTAGATTGAACTTGAATGAACAAGGATCCTTGTCGCTCAGGTATTTATCAGCGTGGATTAGAGCTCTGCAGACATCGACAACGTGTAAGTAGTCCCGGACACAAGTACCGTCTTTGGTGTCATAGTTGTCACCATGAATAACAAACGGTGTATCACCCATTATGGCTTTATCACAAAGTTTATTGATAATGTGGGGAGTGTTTGGTTGCTGCCCAACGTCGCCATAAGCACCAATGACATTGAAGAATCTAAACGAAGCTGCTCTCAATTCCTTGACTTGATAGGAAGCATCAATCATCTGCTCGCACCAGAGCTTCGAAAGACCGTAGTTGTTCGGGGGGCTGATTCTACTTGCTTCTGTAACAACCTTATCAGTTTCGTCGTAAACCGCTGCCGTGCTCGCAAAGACAAGCTTGTGAGTCGGCTTCAAATTCTGTAGGAGCTTGAGAGTCTTCGAGGTGTTGTTCTCAAAATACTCAAGAGGCAAATACGCGCTGGGACCAAGTAAGCTACTTGCCGCGAGATGAAATACAGTCGCTTCGGGATAATCTTTGAATACTTGTCTCGCGGGCGCGCTGGAAAAACAATCACCAAGGAACTCATCACAATACTTTGTTCTGGTCTTGTTTGTCATCCAACATTTTAGCGCATCGGGATCGTTGTCAATTCCGACAACGTAGTAGTCATTTTCTTTTAGAACTTTAGTAAGAACTGAGCCGATGTAACCAAACGACCCAGTTACTATAGCTACAGGTTTCATCGCTTAAGATACACCGCATTGATAGAGGTGAGACGACCAAAGTTCTCAAGTGGATCAACTCGCATCAATCCATGATCATTATGTAAAGCATCCCACCAAGGTTCATCCTTCAGTGTAACGTGGTATCCTTCGTCTGGGAATGTAGCAATACCCGCAGTAAAGATTCCACCTTGCTTTAGGTGATTGTTGATGTTTGTAAGCACTTGAACCAAGTCGGCTTCATGAATATGCTCGAGCACATCGAATGCCGAAATAACATCAAACTCGATACGATTACCTTCGTCGTCTAGAACTTCAAATGGCTTGGTGATGTCAGCAGTGAACAGGTTATTCGGAATCTTTGGCCATTCGCCATGTTCATTCTTCATACCGTAATCACTACCTTCGATACCGATAGCAAGAACATTATTATTCAAGAATTGTGAAACAAACCCACCACCAGCACAACCAAGATCCATGTAACGCATCTCTGGTCCGAACCTACGAATAAGTTCCCTCACATATGCGCCATTCTTGGTATTGTCTTGCTTTGTGCCATGAGGAACGATATGATCATGACTCTCATAAGCAATCGGGAAATCAGTAACAACTCTAACCATTTTTAATTCTTCTCCTCAATTCAGAACTACTCCAAGTGTGATACCTCGGAATCAAAATAATCTCTATGTTTCGTTCTCTACAAATTTCCATACCAGTGTAGGATCTAAACGCATAATCTGAACCTATGAATCTTTTATTGATATTCGCGGTCGATAAAAAATTCACTAGATCCAACTCCGTGTCATACGGAAAGATATCGTTGACAGCGTTCAGCGCGCCCAGCTGAATGTGTCTTTCTAAAGTAGACTGTATGGGTCTGTTCTTCTCCGGACGATCAATAGTTGGGTCAGTATGCAACCCAACAACCAAATAATCACATTGTTTCGCGGCACTATTCAAAAGATGAATATGACCGGGATGTAGTAGGTCAAATGCGCCGCAAGTGAACCCTACTACCATCAGTTAGTTTCCAGAGTAGCCTGACGCTTCAAAAAGGCTCGACGTAGAGACTTCGCGTCAAAGTACTTCACAATCAAATCTTCGACGATACGTTCGTCGAATGGCTTACAACTGAATACATCGAGGTAGATCTCTCGATCCTGATTAGCGAAGTGCGCGCAGATATTGCTAGTTTCAATCAGCTGAACAAGGCTGTAGCCTTCCTTGTTACCAGCGCCGAAGTTAACAATCTGCGGTTCGCCATACGCAACCATGTCAATATCCTTGACTAGCTGCTTATTGAAGTTATAGATATTGTCATAGTTGGTCATCTTTTCGATGTCACAACCAGCGGCATCCACGATAGCGTGATATCCCCAGTAACGTTCAGTCATTTCTGTTTGGTTTCCTTTTAGTATGCGGTCTTGGCTTCACAGTAAAAGACGGAATCAATCCGGAAAGAACGCCAACCGTTCTCGCCTAGATCCCAAACTGCGATAACGTCGGGATTTTCCTTATGGAAAGTCTTTTCTTCGGTTTGCTCCTCAAGACTACGCTGGTAGCTCTCGGGTAGCATATGCTTCTGAAGAGTGCAGCGCATGACTCGATTCTCTCCATTAGCCTTCGTGAAGTGAACTTCCAACACTTGGGTTCGAAGATCCTTCAGCAAGGTGTCACGCTGGTACATAATATAGCTCCTAACCGTTCAATTGAATCTGAGAATCATTATTCGAATTCAAATGTTCCCTAAGCTGATTATAGCCTCCGATATAGAATCCGTCAAGCACTATTATCGGGAAAGACTTAGCTTCCGGAAACTTTTCTAGGATTTGTTCTCTAGAGAAATCTCTATCGAGCTTCAGTTCGCTATAAGGGATTACTTTGTCCATAAGAGCAATCTTAGCCATCTGACAATATGGACAACCTTCTTTCGTATATAGCTCAACGAACATCAGCTGATTGTTTCCATAGCAGCTGCGCGAAGAGTGGAATACACAGCTTCTTTATCACTGAGACCGCTGAAATAGTTTGAATACTTTTCAACAGCTTCTGTTTCGTGGATAGCCAGAACCAGACGGAACTGCTTTGCTACAACCGAACCTCTACCTAACTCCCGTGGTGACATCTGAACTTCACCTTCAACAAGATAAAGTTTCGGTTGTCCGATTAAAGCATCAGCCCGCTGAACTTGAGATGTTAAAATCGGGCTTGGTAGCGGTTCTGATGGAGGAACCAACAGCGCAGCATCTTGAGTCGATAAAGTCCAGGCTGGTTGCTCGTTCCTTACGACTGTATACGCAGTATTCTGATACGAATTATCAAACATTCCATCGTCTCGTTCGTAATCGAACTCTACAGGCTCGACAACTTCATTATCAGTAATCTTGTTCTTTGAACCCTTGGGTCTTGGCATAATCTTCTCCTTAATAAAATTCAACAATTTCATCTGCGATTCCATACTTCACAGCTTCTTGGGCACTCAGCCAGACGTCTTCTGGAGGTAAGAGATACTTTCTGACCTCTTTTTCACTCAACCCTGTGCACTTTATATAGTGATCTATAAATCGTCTGGAAATATTGTGGATCTCTTTTGATCTAGCCATCAACTCATGTTCTTTTCCCCAGAAGATCGAGGAGAACTGATGGCTAAGAATACTTGTGTTTTCCGTTATGTAACGATGACCTTTTTTACCAGCGATGAACGCCAGTAGCCCACAGCTTGATATCTCTCCGAGACCGTAAGTGTAAATCGGTACACGGGAGCCTTTCATTACATCAATCAGGCTGAAAGCTGCAGATACATCGCCACCGGGAGAGTTGAAAATGATCTTCATGAACTTCGGTGTAGTCTTCATCAAGTTACGTTCGATGATGAACTTGATCGCATTAGAAGTAGATTCATTAGTGAAATCTTGATGGAACAAATAATAATTGTGATCCTCAAGAGTCTTCTTTTCGTCTTTCGTCATATCGATCCTCGCTGATTACATTATCTCGACTTGCAGAACCATAACACCTCTACTCTCAAATCCGAGAGCTCTAGCGGAGCCAAGAGAAAGATCGAATTCTCTGCCTCTGATGTACGGTCCTCTGTCATTTACTCTAACTGTTACACTCTGCCCATTATCGGGATTAGTGAATCTCACAATTGTGCCAAACGGTAGAGAGCGGTGGGCGACAGTTAAACCCAGAGGGTTATATTGTTCACCATTGGCAGTTACTCTACCATGTCTATACCAAGATGCCTTGGCGCTGTACCTACGTACAACGCGTCGTTCCTTGGCGGCAGCGTTGTTATCGCTTACCTCTTGAACTTGAGCGTTATTAGTTTCAACTGTTACAACCACAGGGATTGCTTCAATCGTATCAGCTTGTGGGCTGATAACACGTTCCTCCGTCAAAATGTTTTCACGTGCAATATTGTTATTTTGTGCTGCGTCAGAGACGCAAAATAGTAAAACGCTCAAACCCAAAAGCGCGACTAGTGTGCGCTTTAGCAAAGTTTGATCTCCTAATTTTTGTTAACGGGTCAAAACCCATTCCCGCAGTATGCGGTCGCGGAAAGCATTTGGTATTTATGCTGCCAACAGACCCTTGTAACGATCCGCAGCAATACTAGCTGCAAAGGCAAAAGGTTTAACCTTTGGCTCGATGTTACAAGTACCTATGATGTAACCGATGGCTTGAGTAACGACGCATGAAGAGCCGTAACGTTCATCGGGGTTGATATCAAGGTGAAGCTCGCAGAATCTGTCTCCAATTGCTTCCTGGAGTTTGTAATACAGTTCCTGAACCTTGTATGCTTCGTTCATCAACCTAAGTGCTGGTCTGTTTACCTTACGATCGTAATCTAGCTCTCTTGTTACTTCGCCAAAGATTCTACAACCGTGTTTGCCATCGATATGAACAACAACGACCGTAGCATAATCAGCATACCACTTTCCCTTAAGCTTGAATCGTTCGGAATCAGAGCCGATGTAGATCTTCGATGTTGGTGAGCAGGTTTCGATATAGGCTATTACTTCGTTCATGTTCATATTCATGACACTACTTCTTTCTATTATTTTGCTGCTATCCCAACAACCTCATTATACTAGATCCCTGGGAAAAGTCAAGCTTTTTTACATGCGATCTGTGAATCTTACACATGATCCAATCGTTATAATACTTATCAGTTTCGAGAACTGAGCATTGAAACTGGAATTTTGCTTCGTGGTAATTGCATTCGCCTTTACTTTTACAAAACATTAGAATCTCTCGGGAGAACTTGTCTTCGCCTAGAGCTTCAACGTCGGCTATGAGAGTTTTGTTAGAACCCCAATACTTCTTCCAGTCCGACTCGACAAGGATCTTTTTCTTTTTACCCTTGACGATCTTACTTCTTCTAAACTTCAGAAGCTTCTTACCGATGTATTTCTTATTATCAATCAAGTTAGTAATGCAGTAGACGAAACCGACGTAATTATCTAGAACAGTTTCATCTACAGGCTGTGATTCGAAAATCCATGACATAGAGGGGCATCCTTTTAACCCCTCTACTTATATCAGAATTGTTCACGACCTCCATCTGGCCATTCGTCTTCTTCGTCTTCGTCTTCTTCAGATTCAAACATTTCTTCAAGCAAAGTATCAAGCACCGGATCAATGTCGGTGCATTCTTCTAACGTGTCACAATCGTGATTTTGAAATGATTCTATAAGTCTCTTATACATTATGAGCTTACGTGCGTCATCATCTACATTATCCGCAATTATTTCTGCAACATCACTGAAAAGTGAAGATCCTGAACTCCATCCCATTATAGTGTCATCCCTTTGAATGTTTCTGTTGATACGTCTTTCTTCACACCACCGACAATGTAAGATGTAATCTGAGTCTCCTGTGGCGCGACTTGAACCTCGCCTCCGCTGATCCACTTTTGCGTCCAGGGTAGAGGATTTGATCCGGTCTTATATAGTGTTGGCAAACCTACAGCCTGCATACGGCGATTTGTAATCCACTCAACGTAATCACAAAGAAGCTGTTTATTCAAACCGATCATAGAACCATTCTTGAAAAGATATTCAGCCCAAGCTTTCTCCTGCTCGGCAGCGGACTTGAACATCGCTACGCAATCATCACGAGTCTCTTCTTTGATCAACGCAAAATCGGGATCGTCCTGAGGAAGAATCTTAAGAAGCTGCTGAGTTCCTGCCAGGTGAAGGTTCTCATCACGAGCAATCAACTTGATGATCTTCGCGTTTCCTTCCATCTTTTTTAATTCAGCAAAAGCCCAGGAACAGGCAAAACTTACATAGAAGCGGATACCTTCAAGGATATTGACTGATGTAAGAGCCATCCAAAGCGCACGTTTGTGTCGATAAGGCGATGGGGTGTTATGAGCATGCCAATTCAATGCCGCACGTTGATTCAGATCAATCAGATCGTCGTAATACAAGCTGATATCCTCGGCGCAATCAACTATCTCCTGCATATCAAGAATACCATCAAGAACCTTTGACGGATCGCTATAGACATTACGAATGATATGTGTATATGAACGTGAATGAACAGACTCGCTGAACGTCCAGGCGATAATCCAGTTCTCGAGTTCTGGAAGCGAAGCGATAGGGCTGAAAGCTGCCGTTGGCGCGCGACCCTGAACTGAATCAAGAAGAATCTGTCGCTTCAGGTTGCTGGTGAAGATGTGTTGCTCGTTCTTCGTCAACTCACGAAAATCCTTTGTATCGCGAGTCAGGTCAACTTCTTCCGGAACCCAGAAGAACCCCATCTGCTGCCGAGTCAGCTTCTCTAGAAACGGATACTTCTGTCTATCAAATCTAGCAATGGTCGGAGCATTATCGAAGAATGCTCTAGCCTTCAGGTGATCCTTTTTGTTGCTAGAATCGAATACGTTGTAAGTCATTTTTTATTCTCTTCCGATTGTAATGTTTTTATCTGCTCTAATATCTTTGTTCGACCAAGTCCAACATTCACCGGTTTCGTTCTGAAAACAAACCCACATCAAATCGTGCTCGATTCCGTAATCAATCAAAACATGAGCCAGTCCCTTGCCAAGAGGTGTTACTATCGGCAAGGGTGGATTTAGCTGTATTAGATTTTGCATGCGTCGCAATCCTCTTCAACAAGAACTTCAGACACAGGTTTCGGAGCTTCGACATGTTCGCCAGCACCGTCAGCTGTATTGAAATAGTAAAGCTGCTTACCGCCGTAGCGATAGAACATCACTATGTGCTTTATCAGCTCGGACATAGGGATCTGCTCTTCCTCATAGAACTTTGGATTGTATGAAGTGTTGACGGAGATACCCTGGTCGATAAACTTCTGTAGCACAGCGCAAATCTTCAAGTAGCCTTCCGGAGACTTTTGATCCCATAACAGGTCATACTTATTCTTCAGCTTCCGAACCTCGGGAACGACTTGTTTCAGAACGCCATCCTTAGATTGTTTTACTGAAACAAGTGAACGCGGAGGCTCGATACCATTGGTTGAATTGCTGACCTGAGCAGAAGTTTCTGCTGGCATCAAAGCCATGAGTGTCGAGTTACGGATACCATTCTCGCTAACCATTTCGCGAAGCAGGTTCCAATCCATATTGTAAACCGGATGGACTAGTTCGTCAACTTCTTTTTTGTAAGTATCGATAGGAAACTGACCATAGTGGTATTGAGTTTCCTGAGACAGAGAACATTGCCCTCTGTCGCGCGCGAGCTCGACAGATGCCTTGATCAGATAATAAGACCAGGCTTCTGCATACTGATGGATCTTTTGTAGACCTTCCTGAGTTATATACTGATAGCTAAGGTCGTTACGAGCAAGCCAGTAAGCAAAGTTGACAATACCAACTCCAAGCGGTCTTCTCGACATTGTAGATTTTTTTGCTGCCGCGACCGGATAATCCTGATAGTCGAGGAGCTCATCCAAAGCACGGACAACAAGAGTGCAAGGACGTTCAAAATCACTAGGATCACGAATCTTTCCCCAGTTGATGGCGGCTAGTGTGCATAAAGAAATCTCTCCGTTTTCGTCATCAAGGTTATTTAGAGGCTTGGTCGGAAGATCGATCTCACAGCAAAGATTAGACTGTTTGATTGGTGCCTTGAACTTATCAAAAGCACCGTGATCATTTGCGTGATCAACGTTCATCAGATAGATACGTCCAGTATCCTTTCGCTCTTGAACAAAAGCTGAGAATAGATCAATCGCCGCTACAGTCTTCTTTCTGATGTTAGGGTTGTTCTCCGCTTCAATGTAGAGTTCGCGGAAACGATCGTTGTCTACAAAAAATGCGTCGTAAAGTTCGGAAACATCATTAGGGCTGAAGAGAGTAATATTCCCTCCGGTCAGAAGTCGCTCATACATCACCTTGTTGAACTGAATACCGTAATCAAGATGGCGAATACGATTTTCTTCGGTTCCCTTGTTGTTCTTCAAAACAAGCAGGTCTTCAACCTCTAGATGCCATACAGGGTAGTAGAGGGTTGCTGCTCCACCACGTACACCGCCCTGTGAACATGACTTGACTGCTGCCTGGAAAAGCTTGTAGAAAGGAATGACCCCAGTATGAGAAGCATCGCCGTTCCGAATAGGGCTCCCAATAGCACGAATCCTACCTGCACCAATACCGATGCCGGCTTTCTGCGAGACATACTTGACAATCGAGCTCGTTGTTGCATTGATTGAATCTAACGAATCATCTGTTTCAATTAGTACACAAGAAGAAAATTGGCGCTGGGGTGTTCGTAGACCAGCCATGATAGGTGTAGGCAGGGAAATCTCGAACGTAGATACTGCATCATAAAATTCCTTTACGTACTTCAAACGGGTTTCTTTAGGATAGCGACGGAAAAGAGTCATCGCGATAAGCATGATTGCCATCTGCGGAGTTTCATAGAACTCACCAGTGACGCGGTTCTTTACAAGGTACTTACCACGAAATTGTTCCATACCGGCGTAAACAATGTCAAAATCACGGTCATGGTCGATTTGCTTGTTAAGCCAATGTAGATCCTCTACGGTATAAAAATCGCGGATTTCCTTATCATAATAACCTTTCTCTACAACGTTGTCGACGTGAATGCCAAAATGAATAGGATCAGGCTGACCATACACTTCCTTGCGGAGATTGTAGTTGATCAAACGAGATGCAACATACTGGTAGTTTGGATACTCTTCTGAAATCAATTCAGAAGCTGCCTTGATCAGAGTCTCATGAATATCTGTAGATTTGATCTTGTCGTAGAACTGAACTCGAGACTTCAATTCGATTTCGCTAGCGGAAACGTTATTAAGATCTTCACAAGCCCAAGCCACGACGCGATGGAACTTGTTTAGATCTAATGGCTCAAGCTTGCCGTCTCTTTTTGTTACTCTGATCATGTATTATTATCTTTCTGTTAGAAACTTGAAAAGAAAAGTCAGCTCATTCCAAGCGGACTCAGCTACTTTCCTATGCTCCTTCTGTGTGCCGTTTTCCATACGCAACTCGCAGTAATGTATCCAGGAACGAAGAGTTCCGTTCATATACATACGAGAACGGGTCAAACCTTCGGGAAGTACTGCTCGGGCTTGTTCTTTAGCAATGCCGTTTTCGATCGCCCATTCGTATGCGTATCTGGTCATTACAATAATGTCTTCTTGCAAATGATCCCAGTTGTTTTTCAACTCGCTATTATCAGTTTCAATACTGTTCTGACGGTTCTTCGTGTCCTGAAGTCTTGCTTCTCGATTTACGAACCCAAGATCCTTTGTAGGATCAGCATACCGTTGTGAAAATTCTTGAAACGAGAATGAACGATGACGTAGAATCTGTCGAGCAATGTCACGTGTTGTATCTACCTCCATAACTACATTAACCATCTCGAAGATCGAGAAGTGTTTGTTCTTGATACAATACCTAAGCAGCTTTTCGGAAGTCTCTGTGTTCATCTGGTTAGATGGATTAGAGACTCGTGCCGCGTAGGCGATAAACTGATCTGCCGAACCAACACCTTCGATCAGAGGGTTGGTGATTGCGACTATCTTTGCTGTGTTCATTTAGGGAATAACCTCCAAGCTTTAACCCAAGTGCGATGCATTTCATTTTCTTTTACAATCTCTTCAGCCAATTCTTTCGAGTGAGTCGTGCATACAACACACTTGAAGTCGCTCAGATTTTGAGCTATTGACGAGAACTCCATAACCACATATTCAACTGCCCATTCAAGACCTTTCGGTGGTTTTTTGTAATAAACCAGACGACCCATCACACTTTGCTCCATGTATTCAATGCCAGCTTGGCTCGTAGGTCATTATATGTATGAGTGTCAATAATGTATCGAACAAAATCAGTACTGAGACCTGCCAAGATCATATCATTCACATCCTTATGTTCAAGGTTAGATGGCCATATACATACATTATACCCGTTAATGATGGCTTTGTCAAGCTTTTTCTTTGTGTCAACTGATCTTGGTTCGTTATCGTATACAACTACCAGATTCTTCTTAGGAAGATCTTTCACTGTTGAAACAAGATCACCACCAGCAGTAGCAATGCTGTTCGGCACAAACATAGAATCAATCGGACCCTCGAATACGTATGTTTTCTTATTGAAATCAACTGAGTCAAGACCATACACCTTGGGCGTCGTTTCATCGTTGACAATAGTTATATAGCGCGTCTTGCTTTTACTATCAAGAGCTCGACCCTGAAACGCATGCATGTTCTTTTCTGTATCAAAGAACGGAATCAGTAGCCTAGGTTCGTCATAGAGCAAAGATACAATATCAAACTTACCTGGTATAATATCATTCGTCCAAGTAAAGAACTTAGGACAAAAGAACATCTTTGCGTGATATGGATTGGGGATTTGGCGGTTTGAAACAAAAGCTTTACAAGGATGATCAGCGCTCAGCTGACTTACCTTCTTCAAATCCTTCAGAGGACCAGACTGTAAGAATACCGGCTTCTTCATCTTCTCAACGAAGTCTTCAAGTTCTTTCTGCTTAGGAGACTTCTCATCCTTCAGTTTCTCAAGGCTGAACTCAGAATACAGCTGGAAGTCCAGGTTCTTTAGGAAGTTGTTGAAATTGTAAGTAAGCTCGCAATTGTGACAATGAAACATTGTGTTACCTTTTTTGGTATACACATAGCCACGAGCTCTCTTCCTATCAGTCTCCGAGTCACCGCAGAATGGGCAAGAAAAACAGTAAAGAGATGATGACTTACGCTTGTAGTTTCGAAGTCGATTTGATACTAAACTGATGTACTTTGACTCTAACCAATGCATCTTCCATATCCGTTATCATTATCACATTACTGATTATACCCGGATTCTGGAAAAAAGCAAGGATTATTTTAGTGTAAAAACTTATTCAACAATATAGGAGCTGCCCAACTTACTACTGTAGCAGCGCCGACAGCCATCCACATTGTCTTTTGAATCGCTTCGATTTTGACGTTCTGTTCAATGTGTTGTTTTGTAGAGCTTTCGCGAAGCATATTGGTTTCGGTTCTAATCGTGCTGTAAACATCTTTCAAAATGTTATCAACTTCGGTTCTACGTTTGTCTATTGAAGCGACAATGTTGTCCGCATTTTTTTCTTGTTGAATGATTCTGTGTTCATGAACCGCCAGCATTTTTGAAAGATCAGAGGCAACTATCGCTAATCTTGAGATTGCGTCATCGATTTTGTCTATACGTTCTTCTGACATTATTTTATCAACTTTCTTTTGAATAATGGAAAAAGCTGACGAAGCTTCTTTTTCTTCGGATAAACGCCTGGTTCACCTTTCGGACCAACGCCAATACCGTCGATTGCGCCACTACCCGCTCCATTCATAGCACCAACCGATGCCGTATCTTCTTCGATCTTCTTATTCATTATTGATTTTCCGTAATGCTGAAACTATAATGATGTCAAGCGGGATTCCATCAGTGTAAACTTTCTTGTGTTCGCCAACATTATTTATAACTTCAGGGAGTGCATTGATCATAATCAAAAAGGGTTTGATGTGTTGAAACTGTTTCTCGGCTTTTAGGAATAGGATCTTAGCCAGATGAACGTTGAAACAATTGTGGAGAGTGATGATGTGGTTGAGAATTAACCGCTCCTTCAACTCTCCAGTCTCTTTGTATCGCGTTATCAACTTCTTGACGTATTTTATTCTGTCAAGATCTTCCATGAACTCGTCAGTGGAAGTCATACCAGGATTGTCATACACTTTCGCACAGTAAATCAAAAAGTTCTCATCAGTTAAATGTTCATTCATTATATTACTTTATCTATTTACGTCTACATATACGCCTGTATTTGCAGTTGTTGTACTTAAAAAAGTCATTTTAATCAATTGACCAGAAACAGGAACTGGAGTTGTGCACGCACCAGTAATTTGAGTGTTAGTTATACCGGACAACGTAATCGAGTTAGTCGTTGTGGGGTTTACCCAAACTTCAACCTTTCTACCAGCCGAATAATTATTCGTGGTAAACGTACTAGAGTTATTCGGTTGAACGAGTACTATCCGATCGGTAGAGAAGTCAATAACAAGAGAATTAACCACACCAGCATTACGAATATTTTGCGTATTTAAAGTATTAGCAAAATTAGTCACAGTAATTGTTTTTGTATTAGCTGCACTTGATGGACTTGATAAGATGACTACCCTGTCATTTGCAGACAGGGTAGTTGTTACTGCTAATTCACTTACTTTTTTAGCGTCATTCGCCATAAGAAATACTCCTAGTTTTTAGTAGTATTTATTATGATTCATGGAATACGATATCGTCGTTACCGTCAGCTGTTGTTGCCGGAGTACCATAAGCGGCAGTCTGCGCACCAAGTGAACCCATGGCTACAAGAGTTTCGTAGTGAACACGACCAGCGCGACCACCAGTACCTTCTCTTCTTAGAACCCAACCAGCGTGTGCAACACCGCCATTCTTTGCCCCGCGAGCCAGAATAACACCAGTTGCTGTATCACCAGTCAATGTATGGGTTTCGCCAGCTACTGCAACAGTCGTTGCAATATCTACGTTAGATCCACCCAGAGTTGTTGAAAGAGCGAGACCAGTTGTATT